TAATCGTATTCAACGTAAATTTAGGGTCCCAAGAGTTAATTTTATTAATTTCTTCAATAAAGAATTTTATTATTTTAGAAGTATTATCAGATAACGATTGTTTATCTTGTGTTTTTATCATTAAACTTCCATGAATAAAATTTTTTAAAGCTAAACAAAAAATATTAATTAATTTTTGTCCTTCTTCTTCTTCTTGATCATTAATTAAAGGTATTGTAAAAATTGATCCGTCTTTCAAATTTAGGTTATTATCTAAAGAATTTATAAATGTATTTATTTCGTGGTTATTTATAAATTCGGTTATTTCCGATGAAGACTTATTTAGACTTTCGGAATATTGTCTTGATAATTCTTCTTTTAATTTAATTATATCAGCATTTAATTCTTCCTCATCATAAATTGTATATTCAGAACCACCATATTGAAAATTTTTAAGTTGTAAATACTTATTTTTCCATGAAAGATATTCTCTATGTAAATTTTGTAATTCTAAACTCATTCTATATAATATAAAATAAAAAAATTTTTTATATTATTAAAAAAAATTATTAAAACTAGTTAGATTTTCTCCAAAAAGAATCAATTTGTGTTTTAATTTTATTTTGTTCTATAATTAATTTTTTATATAAAGTAGTATTTTCTGAAACTTGAAGACTGTTTGTACCAAATATTAATTCACTATATTTAACATTTTGGATTTCTGTCTCTAATAAATCTTCAATTTCAAAAAATTTACTTATTAACGTTTGAAATTCATCATAAGACATAATATTAATTTATTTATGATTAGGATAAAAAAAAAATTAAAAAAATTTCAATTTTTAAATATCATTAATATCAATATCTTCATCATTATTAGTATTAGTATTTTTTGTTACATTAATTGCCTGTTTACACATTTTCTTATATTTATCATCATTGTCATCTTCAGATTCTGATTCCGATAATTCATCATCATAAACGAATCCATTATCTTCACCTTTAGATTTATCTAAATTTGAAAACTTTTTACCAGCAACAATTTGTTCTTTTGATTCAGTAACTTTCCATTGAATTTCATCTTCTAATACACATGCATAATCACCAGGATTAAACCATACTTTTTTTTTATACCTCCCAGGTATTACAACTTGAGTTTCTCTTCCATCTTGTAAAAGGACATTTAATCTATTATCACCTAATTTTTTTAGAACTTTTGCATAAATCATTGTTGATTCATCAAATATACCAATTCTATTTCTTGTTTTTCTACATGCTTTTTTATGACCACTCCCGCCAACAGTGTTACCTTTTGATTTCTTTACAGGCATTATATATATATATATATTTAGTAATCCTATTATACTTTAAATGAATATTTATATTATTCAAATTTTTCAATATATCTTAACATTTGAACAATATTTTTTGGATAATCTTTTTTGTGTTTATAATATTTTGTATCATGTTTCCCACGTCTCTTTATAGTTTTAGGATGATATAAACCCATTAAACTACAATTTGTTGGTTCATAAGTATACATTTTATCTCTTAAATTTTCTGGACACATGATAAGTGTAAATTTAAATTTAGGTAAATAACATGAAATAAGAATATTATACAAAAATATAATATTTTTACATTCATTATATACATCTTTTGTTACCCAAAAAGCAATTATGAATTTATCAAACGTTATTATTTTATTCCAAATTTTTATGAATTCTAAACTTTTACATAGTTTTTCCCATAATAGTCTTTTCAATAATTGATTCTTTGAAAATACTTGAGCCACTTGAATAAGACATTCAAAATTAAATTTATCATTTTTATTTGACCTAAATGCGATATCTGGATAACCACAAGAAGGCATTTGCATTTCATAAGATAATTCTACAAAATTACTATCATACATACATGGATTTGTAAAACCTAATTTTTCACCTGCTAATTTTTCTTTTTCTAAAGTGCTAAGCATTAAAAATATTAATTAATATTAAAATAATATTAATTTTTAGAAGAATTTTTTGTTATTAATATATTTATTCATAATAAATAAATTATTCAATATTTTCACATGCACTTTTCAAGATCCGAAATTATATGATTCCACATTTCAGAATCAAAGTTTCGACATTCCTTAGCATGGGTAAAAAGTTCCGTCTTTCTACTTTCAATATTTGAAATATCAATAGTTGGATCTGTATATCCAAAAAGAGTGGATACTAGTATGTAATATATATCTAGAAGATTTTCTACCGTAGAGCCTTTAATCAAAAAAGGAGAATCTTGATCTTCTGCAAATGCTGTCCCACCAATAAGGCTAGGTGAAATAATGTTCCACCTAGCAGTATTATAATTTTCGAATAGCTTCTTCTTCTGTTCTTCAGTTGAAATGAGAGACATTTTGAGTTTATTTAAGAAAATAATGTAATATATTATAGAAATTTTAAAGATACATTAGCCAATTAAAATTTCAATTTTTAGATACTTTTACAATTTTCTTTTTCTTTTTCTTTTTAACTTTTAGGGACTTGATATAATTTTCAATATCTTCTTTATCTGTTCTTATTGTTTGTTCAGGAGTAATAAATTGATCAAATTTATAAAAAATCTCACTATAATTTTTTATATTAAAATCAATTGATTCTTTTGCCTTTATTTGTCTTTCATCTTTAGATTCTTTAATATGAGAAATTCCTGTTGTATCATCGTCAATAAAAATAGAATAAAAACCAATGATCATATTTCTAATACTCCACAATGCTGTCCAATTTTCAGTATGATATCCAGAATTTGTTAAACATATTTTTTTATCTATATTAAATCTACCATTCGGTGTCAACATCATAAAATCTCCTGGCTTTTCAGGATAAGTTTGGGGTAATAAAATTTTTCCTAGATAATATCCTCCCTCATAATCTGATTCATCATCACCTCTTAAGAGAAAATAGAAAATAAATGGATCAGAATCTGATTTAATTGCTTGACAAAAATGCATTCTATTCTTACAAAGATCCCTAACTTCTCCTTCTAATCTTTTCAAAGTTAATTTATCAATTTCATTTGTTTTAGATTCCTCCATTATTAATTTGTGTTTAATATTATATTCTTTTAAATTTCTAAAGTATTAATTTGTTATATAATCAATTTTTTGAAGACAAGTTAGATAAATTATTTATATATAAAAGGATTTTGAAATAAAATATATAATGAATATTATATAAAAAATTTTATTTTTTTTTAAATAATTATAATTATATATATATATATATGAATTGTTTATATTTTAAAAGTGAAAATATTAAAATTATATTACTTTTTATACTATTAGGAATATCAATAAGCTTATTTCTAAATGTAAAACAAAAAAAAAATAACCAAGTTGGTGGCGGAGGATTTAAATCATCATCCCTTCTAATGTCTTGTGTTGGTATTATGAATATAGCTGTTGGTGGTTTACTTATTGGAAAAGATGTTGTAATTGACAATCAAGAAGAAAATAGTAAAAATGTTCATTTTAAAGATATAGGAGGTATTTTTATAGTTATTGGTTTATTTTTATTAGGATATTCTTTTTCTGAAATGTATAGTGTAGCTAAAAACAACAACTCTAGTAATTTAAGACAAGGTTTCATGGGAGGATTAAAAGAATCTAAATTTGGAAAAAATGCACTTAAAGCTGGAGAATTTATTGGAACAAATGTAAGTAAAGCTAGAAAATTTATTGGAACAAATGCAAGTAAAGCTAGCGAATTTAAACCTAGAGAATTTATGGGAAATATACGTAATGCTGCAATTAATAAAGCTGCAGGTGTAGCTGTTAATTTAGAAGCTGTAAAAGCAGCAGCCAACAGCTATAATGAAGGAAAGAAATTTCTTAGTCAACAATCTACATAAAAAAAATAAAAAATTTACAAGGTGTTATATTTTAATTATCAATTATCATATTTCTATTATTATATAATAGCAATTTTATATCTTTTTTTATTTTATTTATAATTAAATCGTTCTCTTTTTTATTCAAATAATTATTAAATTTTTTTACTAATTCTGGATATTTATTTCCTTTATCAATCCATTCTTCAAGTTTCATTTCAATAATATTCTCATTTTTATCAATAATTTTATCTATTTCGGTATCATAATCGAGATATGTCCACTTTACACCATCATACGCCATTACATAATTATTTTTCAAATTCGAAATATAAATATTATGATTTTCGGGTTTATTTTCATCAAAATGTACTTTGTTTATCAAATGGTAAACACAGTAATTAGAATGTTTAATACATTTTATAATATCCATATCTGTTAGATGACTTGTATCTGTTTGATTAAAACTTAATAATTTTATATTATTTTGTATATTAATTGTATTATTATTTATTCCAGCTTTCTTAATTAATTCACTAATATGTTTATCTCTCTTTTCAAGTTCCTTTTTATTTTCACGATTTTTTTTATTTAATTCTTTAATCTGATTTCGTTGTTCTTGAATTTGATTATTTAAAATATTTACCAATTCTGTCATAGAATTTTTTACTAAATCATCATTTTTTTTCTCACTACAATTTTTAATGTGACGATTTAATGATTGTTGGTGATTAAAATACTTTTTACAATATTTACAAATATGTTTTTGGATGCTTATAACTTCGTTATTTTCGATTTCTTCTCCCAAAACTTCTCTGAAATGCTCATTTATGCTCGGACCATGCTTAAAAATGCTCGTTTTCGGCTCACAATTTGATTTTATTAGCTGCATTGTATTCTTTTCAAAACTGCGATCATACTCTGAAAATGACATCCCATTTAAAATAAATTTCTCACATGCACTTAAATCAATATCATTTTTTAAACATTTACATGACCGTTTGCGTCTTAAATGATTTGTCATTTTTGTTTTATCTTTTGTAAAATAGCCGCATCTATAACATTCGTATCGAACCATATTTTTATAGCTTTATTATAATACTTTTATATAATTATTTTTTAGATAATTTCTTCTCCCGTTTTAAAACTTTTTTTTTATCTTGATATATTTACTTTTTTAATTAAAAAAATAAATTCTTCTCCCAAACTTCTCCCGTTTTCTCCCAAACTTCTCCCGTTTTCTCCCAAAACATGCTGTTTTTTTCTCTTTTTTTGGTATTTTTGACTTGTCATTTTAGGGTCCTGACTGACAGAATTAAGTAAAAAAATCAATGCTCATTGAAAAAAACGGGGTTTCGAGGGGGGGGGGGAATGTAAAAAAAAATTTTTTTTTTTAATTTTTATTTTTTAATTTTTTTTTTATTTTTTTTAATTTTTATGTAAATATAAATTTTATTTATATATTTGTATATATATAGATAAATATATGAATAATATTTATTCAAATG